CTTCATCATCTAGAAACCCATATGGACATCCTTTAAGGGTAAAGAGAATGTGTCTCATTTATATCCAATCCGGTTTTCTGGATGGGATACGAAGATAATTATCTTTTACCCATGGTTTAGATGCAATATACATCTTGTAAGCAGTGAAGATATCAATGCTTGTATCATACTTGAACTCGTCGGGTCCAGCAAATACAAATGGTGTTGTATCCTTCCCACTGCGACCTTGTGGATCTGATGTAGGAAGTATCTCTTTTGCTGCTAGAAGGGTCTTCTGACAGGTGTGAACCTTACCATAACGAGCAGTGTATTCATCACACATAGCAAGTCCATGAGCAAGCAACCACTGCCAATTGGTTACAAATTGATTTGCCCATTTAGTGCAAGGGTGATTACGAAAGGCACCCTTCTCAGTAGCATAGGCACTGCCATCTGCCTTAGGAAGACTACCGAAGTTATGACCCCATTTGTCAGAGCATACAATGGCAAGCATCTGACAGGTCTCTAAGGGCATCTTGACAATGTGTTTGTCGGGGAGAACCCTAGCACACTCCCATGGGTCGGAGGAAGTCACAAAGATGTTCATATCACTCAAATGTAGAATCAGGTTCCAGAGCAATATAATAAGTCAGATCATGATTTTTAGAAGTGAATCGTGACAAAAGTTTTTGTGATACAACCACATCATAGGTTCCTGGAAGAATCTTAATGTTCTCCACTTTAAAGTTGTATGTGAATTCAGAATCAGTTTGACCAACAACAATATTAAAGTTGTTAGAAGTATCGTTCTTCTTATCACGAACAACCAAATTTACTTTACCATTCCTACCAATCGCAGAAAAATCAGGTAGTTGATTAATGGCAGCTGCTTTAAGCAGTTTATCCAGTTGTTCTGTACTCAGTTCAAAGCAAACATCTTCAGTGGGAAGAGTAATTTCCTTATCAGGAGGAGTGACAATTACATTTGGATCAGCAAAGAAGAAAGTTTGTTTAGACTCACCTTCGCTAATAACAACATAACCATTATCGGTAAAGTCTAATTCAGGATTTCTGAAAAGACTGTTGTTTACATTAAGAAATTGATTGAGGTCATAGAGTGCAAAGTCTGAAGGAAATTCCTCGCCAAGATTTGCTTCTGCAAGGATATTCTTGGCAACAGAAATTGTGCGAAGACGATTACCTTTCTTTACAAGGATAGAGTTGTTGATTCCTGCAAAGTTTTTCAGAATGGACAGAGTTGAGTCACTGAGTTTCATGGTGCGTTCTTTGAGTTTCATTATTATTGAGGGTAGATTTCAAATTCTGCATTCTTATCATTGAAATGCATTAGAAGAACAGCATAGTGGAGAATCTTAATTATATCACGACGTGCCGTGCCTTTCTTATCATATCGTGATGCATACTTAAGAATATTAGATCTACAGAATGCTTCACCATCACCACAGGCTTCAATCAAATCCAGTGTTTGAATTTTATCGTCACCAGCAGAGTAATGTTGCCTATAAGTTCCTCTAATGTATTCAAGAAGTTCTTTTACAATCTCCTCTTCATTATATTTAAAAGGAGTTGCTGGTGAAATGGCAATATCAATATTACCATTTGGTATATTCAAATTAATGTGGTCATCCATTTTTAAAATTTCATCGTATAGCATGGACCAGGAATTAGTCATAACTTATTATATCAGGTAATCTCCTGATCGTCAATTGGCATTTGGAAATCTGCATCCACTTTATCATACAATTCTAGGAATGCTTGTTTGGTTTCATCATCAAAACGATTCACACAAACTTGGATTGCCTTTTCTTTCTTACCAAAGATTGAATATGCATGGATAATGTGAACCAATCTACGAGTGCTAATAATTTCTTCAATACCACCATCATAGAAGGTCTTACGGATAATGTCAGCCCAATCTACAAGTCTCCTACAGAAGTCTTCATCGTGTTTACCAACAGAAGCAGCAACACCCAAGAGAATCCTTATCTCATTAGAAGGAGTGGGATACTCTTGCTCAAAAGTTACAGGAAATCTCTCCAGGAAGGCTTCATTAAGCACGTTAGTTCCAATGAATCGTCCATCGTCGCTACCTTTACCTTTAGTGTTTGCTGTGGCGATGACGTTGAAACCAACGACAGGTTCAATCCATCTTCCGATTTTTTTAAGGAATACTCCTTTCCCTTCAAGAATTGACTGGAGACAGAGAATCTTATTAGAAGCGAGGTCGATCTCATCAAGGAGCAAGATAGCTCCTCGTTCAAGTGCTTCGATGACCGGGCCATTGTGCCAGACGGTGTTGCCATTAACAAGGCGAAAACCGCCAATAAGATCATCTTCATCAGTTTCAATAGTAATGTTTACGCGGATAAGTTCTCGTTTTGTTTGAGCACATGCTTGCTCCACTGAAAGAGTTTTACCATTACCCGAGAGTCCAGTAATAAATGTCGGATAAAAAAGATTGGACTGAATGATTTTTTTAAGATCACTAAAGTTACCAAACTGGACGAAAGTATCATCTTTCCGAGGAATAAGGTTTTGTTCAATGGCAGGCAATGCTGCAGGAGAACTGTAAGATACTTCCAATTCATCCATGGTTTCCTTTGTCAATTCAAGATTCCATTTACCACGACCAACTTTACACCCAGAAAGTTTTTTAGTTACAGTTTGATAATTAGAATCATTCATCATACACCATGCACGAATGTCGGCAGAAGTTACAGACTCACCATACAAACTTTGAAGAGAAGTGCGGATGTAGTCGGTGGTCAGAGACATTAGTTGTTTTGTTTGACTGAAGTTATTATAGACGGAAATTGCTTTGAATTTCATTTAACAGACACTTAATAAAGTGTCCATGGTCATGTAATTAAAGAGATAAACTCGCCAAGAATTTTCTTATTCATTTTTTTAGAATTGAGAGATTTTACAAACGCACTCTTAATTTGAGTTTTGGTTGCGTCTTCATTCACTTCAAATTCATCATCACTATTTAAAGCAGAAGATGATAAACCAAAATAACTGTGATATCCAGAAGTTTTAATTGTAAAAGATTTTCTTTTTTTCCATACACTTTCCATTTTACGATATTCCTCAGAATAAAATTTGTAATACTTACGCATGAAACATTTGGCATCACGAGATTGAAGAATACGAATACCGATGAAATTTATATCAACAAAACTATCCCTTAGGTTGTGAAGAAGAACATCGGTCATTTCATCCCATTCATCACTAAAGGTATATGTGTTTCCAGTTTTCCTATCTCTCAAAACGCACCTGTGCCCGATATTACCAGTTCCAAGAAAAGGACCATCAACATATCCGCGATCAATCTCACGATGATATCTTAAGGAACATCCTTCCCCATCAGTCAAAACGACACACTGAACTTTTTGAAGTTTATGTTCTTCTCTAAATTTTGGCAGAATTTGATGAAGAGAAATCATTGCCTCATTCAAAGGAGTGCCAGAAAGTCCCAAACCAACAGGGGGTCTAAAAGAACAGTGATACTCATGACTGTATGCAATTCTAAAAATATTTTTCATTTGCTCATCCAAAACTTTTCCATTGACCTTACTGGTAAGAAAATTCATCATAGAAAACCACTCAGGAACATAGATAAGACCAGGTTTTTTCTTATAAGAAATTTCTCTACTACCGGTCACCTCATCCATTAAAGGATAATCGCTGGTGAATGCATANACTTCAAATGGAATATTTACTTTTTTACAAAACCAAACCAGATTAAAAAGTTGTTTCATGGTGTCAAGTAAGACATTACCCATAGAACCACTCCAATCCAGAACAAATACCAGACCATGATTTTTACCATCGGGAATGGTAGTAATTTTTTTAAAAAGGTCTTCGTTATATTTGTAGGTATGAAGCTTGGAACAATCTAAAACACCAGTGCGAGATGTGGAAGAACGAGAATAAGCATCTGCTGCTTTCTTACATTCAAACTCCTTTACCAAATAACTAACTTCTTTCTGAGCAGAACGTTTGAATTTGGAATATTGTAGATCAACCTTAGGAATATTGAAACTTAATGGAAATGATTTTCCATATTCACTTTCGTTTTCAATATAAGATTTCCAATTCTCGGCACAAAGTTCATGAATCTCGGAATTAGGAACGACAACTTTTTTTAAGTCAAGTTTAGGAAACTCCAAATAGACATTTTCAAATCCACTATGATCTATAAGTTGTTTAAGTGCATCTTCTAGATTAGTTGCAGTAGAGACTTCTGGTTCATCACCTAAAGTTTCATTACCAAAGTCTCCTCCCTTCTGTTCATATGAAGGAGTTTCTAAGTCTGCCGAATCTCCCTCCTCAGAATCTCCGGATTCAGATTCTTCAGTAGAATCTCCATCATCGGATTGGTGACTATTTTGATTATCAATATTAGTATCTTGCTCCTTTTCTTGCTCTCTTTTACAAAATTTATACAGAACCTCTGCTGCAAATAAAGTGTCATCAAAATCCTCACAACCATCAATTATACGAATGATTGTCATCTCCTCTTCAGTAAAAGAAATGTTTGTAAAATTACCAATCTTAAAATATAGATTTGCTTTGTCAGCAAGATTCATAAGATTGACATTTTCATTAGCAATCTGAAAAAAATCTTGATCGGCAAGTTCCTGATAACCACGATAGAATGTCTTGCCAATACCTGCATACCTACGTTTTATAAGTTTTTCAATGCGGACATCTTCAACCACATTCACAAACTGTGGAGGAATTTGTAATTCTATAAACCAATCTCTATCAGGTGTATAAAGTGCATGTCCCACCTCATGACCCACTAGCATATCATAAACACTATTACTTGCCTTTTCCCACATTGGAAGCGTCAGAACCCGAGTATGGACGTTGAAGCAAGCAGTTTCAACTTTCTTGTGCTCCACAATCAAATCTTCGGTTGCCAGTAGTTTGGCCAGTTGAGATTTAATCTCGTGGGAAACGGTCATTGAAGTTCGTTCGTATGGACTCATAATACAACGAAACCCGCTTCTTGAACGGGTTCATGTGACACTTCTTAAATTGTCTGAGTGCTTCCTTACGTGCTCTCATCGCTTGTGGTTTGAGAGTGCGTTTCTGTTCTTTCTTGGAGTGATGTTGCCAATTAGGTGTTGTCATCAGAAATACCTTTGATACGTTTCCAGTTATTATACATGGATTGAAGTCTCCAAGAAGATGCCAGACTATCTGGTCCGTTTTTGAGAAGTTCCATTTCCCTCAAAGACAGTTTCTTCATCTTCTTATATTCTTCTCTCCAGTTCATAATACCTTTTTACTGAACCCCTTTATCTTATCAAATTTTATCACATTGTCAAACTTGTCATGCAAATCTGATTTATGAGATATTACAAAAATGTTAGCACCCTTAATTACATATTTAATAATTTTAAGAAATTCTTCTGTGCCAAATCCATCAAGTGAAGAATCAAATACTTCATCCATAATTAAAAGATTTGTATTGACAGAATTCTTAACACGGGCAACTTCTCTCCATGTGAAAAGAAGTGCTAGGTCAATTCTCATTTTCTCACCCTCACTGAAAGAAGCATAAGAAAAATCTTCATGAATTGGTGACTTTACCGTTTCATTAAATTCGCCATCCAAATTAAAGTTGATGTAGAAGTCCATCATCTGCAGATAACGATTTACCTGTTGATTAATGAAAGGAAGATATTTTTTAATAATCTTCGTTTTTACACCGTCATCTTTGAGCAGTGAATATGCAAAGTCATAATTTGACATCTCAATCCGTTTATCGGATAAGTTTTCAATTGTATTTTGGAGGGTTACTTTAAACTCTGCTAACTTCTCATGTTCAGTATTTCTATTTGCAACTTGCTCGGTAAGTCTCTGAACTTCCGATTCCAGATCTCGGATTTGTCGTTGACATCCAGATACTCTAGTATTGTTTTGAGAAATGCCATTATTGAGTTTAGTAATCTCCTTAGATAGTGAGTTAAATTGACGTTCTTTTTCTTGTTCAAACTTAATGGTGGTTTCTAGTTCTTGATAACCACTCTTGAGTTCTTTTGCTCTATTTTCAACGTCTACAATCTTATTTAACCTAAACTCTTCTTCTATGTCTTGAGTACATGTAGGGCAGACCGTATTTTCAGTAAAGAACTTATGCTCTTTGGTAATAGTGCCTACTTTTTGAGAAAGTTTTCCTTTAAGATTGTTGAGTTTTACTAACTTATCTCTTGCTCCAGTAACATTTTCCTGTTCCTTAATGACCTTAAATACATCTTCTTCAAGGATAGAATTCTCTTTCATGTAGGCAAGAACTTCTGCATCCAAAGAATTAATTTTTTCTTGGTTGGCATTTATATTAGCATTTCCCCTTTCTTCAAGTTCACTAATAAAATTTTCTTGCATCCCAATCTTATCTTTAACATTATCTTTCTTCAGATCTAAGGATTTAGATTGGTCCCTCATTATCCTAAGTTTTTCTTTGACCAAATTATTCATCGCAGAGAAGATGCGAATGTCTAACAAATCTTCAATCACTTCACGGCGATTAGAAGTTGTGAGTTGCATGAAAGGTACAAAGGTGCTGCTACCTAAGATTACAATTTGTGTGAATGATTTATAATTTAC